AGAAGGAGGCAAGGTCATCTTGTTTGTCACGAAGTCTGCGAATGGGCGACCTGCACGAGCAAGTGGCGCAGCGAGATCAACGAGATATTGTGGGATAACAAGGCCTTCAAACTGAGCAGTTCCGACATCGCGGCGCTCAATTGATTCTTCGCGTTGGTGACGAGCGAGGCGCTCCTGAGCAGCATAGTCAGATTTGAACTGTGCGTTGTAAGCATCCTTGAAGAAGGAAGAATCTGATTCTGGTGCGTAGGTGCGTGATTCGCGTGTTACTTTGAAACCGCCGACCTTTGGGGTTGCGATGTCTGCTACTGCTGCGCGTGCTTCTGCTGCCTTGCGGTCTGCATCTGCCTGAGCAGTGAGCTTTTCAATCTTCTCATCGAGAGAACGGGATTCAGCGACTAGAGCATCAACCTTTGCGGTTTCCTCTGCGGTTAGATCGGTGCGGCTCTCTGCGGCTACTGCCTCAAGAACTGCATCCATTTCTGCCTTCACTGCATCACGGCGCTCGACTACTTTGTCAAAATATGACATTGAGTTTTGCTCCTTATGAGTTGGGTTGCGAGGTGGTGGCGAAGATGCTCACGGCGCTTTAAGGGTGTGAGGTTCGCTCCGACTTCAATCTGCTCGAATGAGCAGAAATCTATTTTGTGGCGTTGATAATTGCTTGAGCAAGGCGCAAAGAAATCTTGCGACCTTCTTCTTCACTTGGCGCAGGTAACGGATCAATGGCGCGAAGTTCTGATGATTTGTGACCGACGAGGGTTTCTGTTTCAACCCATCCATCGCGCAGTTCACGATAAACGCGAATCAATATTGCAGGGTCGCCTTCTTCTGCGGTTATTGAGAAATCTGAATTTGGGATTCCAAGGACGCCTTCACGCATAACATGTTCAATCCGACCACGAGCGGTGCCACCTGACGAATCCCATTCAACGAAATCGCCGACAACATCAACGGCGCGAGCATATTCTTCTTCATCTTCCTCTTCTTCTTCGCCAATTTCGTCATTGTCACCGACCATTTGAGCCATCAGTTCAACTGCTCTCATAATGTATTCGTGACCTTCTGATAGGTCTGAAAAAATGCTTTGAAGAGCAATAAGTGAATCTCCTGTGACCTCGCGGCCTTCTTTGATTGCCTTGATTGCGTTCTTAATATGTTCACGAGCTTCAACTGTTGTGGTTGGGTAGGCAGGATAAGTGACCACTGAAACATCGCCATCTGCCAAGGAAACCTCAGTCAGAACTCGGCGACTTCTATCATCGCTCCATTTCTGACGGATAACGCGGAAAGCGAAGGACATCTGATCCACATCGCCACGCTTAATCAATTCGTAAATGTCACGACCTTCTTGAGTATCTGCTAGGTCGGCGTCAAAGCGCAACCCTCTGTCATCTTCTTCCAATTTGAGAGTGCCATTCTTGGTTCTAGCCAAAGGCAATCCTTCGTGGTTGATGAGTAGTCGAACATCAGGTGTTTCACTCAGAGTCTTGCGGAAAGCACCTGGGGCGATGCTCTCCTTGAAAGGTAGAGGAAGGCTTGAGTCATTGAAGACTGCGGCATAACCTGAAAGGCGCATTGTGTCACCTTCGGATCGCGCTTCTACATCACGCACTGTGTAAGTGCGGCGTTCGATTTTCTTTGCCATTTTGCTCCTTGAATCGGCCTCGGCATTGAGGGCATCAATTTTTCGTTGCGCCCAATTTTGCGCTCTGTCGCTAAAGTTAGAATCTCCGCCCCATAACAACCAAGCGACAAGTCCTGCGCCTGGGTATTGCGGATCAGACGAATCTTTATTTTTTGGCGCTTGGCCGTCAACCTTATGACGAGCAAACCAAGGTGCCATCTTCCGAACTTTGTTTTCGCTGATTCTGCCTGCTGCCATTTCGCGTGCTTCACGCTTTGTCGCATCAGTCAGACCATCGCCCCCAAAACCATCTCTCACATATTCAAGACCACGAGCTGCGTTGTCGCGGATAAATTGAGGAACGGTCAAATCTACTTGACGAACTTCTCCACCTGGTTCCATATCTTCAGAAATTGAAACTGCGACCATTTGGTCAACTGCGTCTTGTTTGCTTGAGTGGCATCCGATAGTGGTGTAAGAACCATCAGATTCTTCTTTGACTGTTGCCCATCCTTGGCAGTCGCTTTGCTTGTCTGAAATGTAATATGGCATCTTTGCTTCCTAAATCAAGAGCAACAATTCGGACTCGTCTTCTGTAATTGAGAAGGCGATGTCGCTCGTGGCTTCTGAAATTAAGCCCCCGAATTGCGCAGTGACAATGAGTCCAAACTGCGTCTCTATTTGCGGTTCAGTAACATCTTTCGCAGGCAGGATTTGAAGATTTGGTTGAACAAAGTTTGGATTCCCGATAGACGCAAAACTTGTTGGAGTTTCAGGTTGCGTATCTGCGGAGGCAATTAATTCGCCGAAAGTGCTTGAAGCACTGACGAAGTGCGTGACTTGAACTGCGGCTTCACCGGCAATTCCACCGAGTAATGCGGTGGCTTGCACTACATTCTCAACCTCGGCAGTCGCACTAGCATCTAAAAGACCAAGTTGCGCTTGACCTTGTGCATAGTGAATGACAGTCGCATTTGAGGTTGAAGACAGAGTTCCCAACTCAGAACTAGCAGATGCAAGAATCTCAACACTGGCGGATGCTTGACCTTGTAAATCGCCAAGGCTCGCGTTGGCTCTTGCGAAGTTTGTGACTGAAGCATTGCCTGTTGCCTGTATTGACCCGAGTGGGCTTTCGGCGGTAGCGAATGTCGTTCGCACTGCCGTCGCCTGCGCAGTGAGTGAGCCAAGATTTGAACTCGCAATACCTATCGGGCCAAGACGATCCTCACCAAGTTTGCTTGTGCCGAGGATAAAGCCTGGCATTGATTAGCTCGCAACTGTCAGAGAAGCGGTAAGAGAACCACTAGGGATGACATAAGTATCGCCAGCAGTATATGCATTGCCGCTAATAGTGCCACTGAAAAGGAAATTGCCAGCACTAAGATTATCCCAAGCGGTGAAGAAGGTGGCATCTTGACTGCCTGCGATATTCGTCCAAGTAATATCTGCATCACTTGCCAAAGCCCCCGCATTTGCCGCGCTAAACGACGCAGCCTTGCGTGTTGTTTCGGTTGCTGCATTCGCAGTTCCATTCGCCCCAGGGTCGCCGGTGTGGAGTTTGACATATACAGTCGCAACCGAGAACGAAGTGTTGTTCCCTAAAGCGTCAAGAAATGAATTTGCTAAATAAGAACTCAGACCTGTTGCCATTATTCATCTCCCTCAAGGAACTCTTCAACAACTTCTGCAATGCGATTGTTTTCATCGCGCTTGACAATCTTGCGGACTCTCTTGCGCTCAATGGTATTTGTGACTTCTACTTTCGGAGCCTCAACATTGACAACAGGTGCCTGAACATCTACATACGGCGCTTCAACTGTGATATTTGGTTGCTCAACTTCAACGATTGGTGTTTCAACATCAACATTGGGTTGAGTGATATTGACTGTGATGTTTGGCGTTTCAGGAAGTTCACGAACATCATAAGCAGCCGCAGGATCGGCAGGGTCAATCTGTGAAATCGGTTGAAGTTGTGAACTTGGAACGCCTGTGTGCGCAATAGGCACCATCTCAACTGCCTTGAGAACCTCAGAAGGATCAAAGCCGACTTGAACCAACTTGCTGACAATGTCAGCTCGTAGATTGAGGCCGACATCCTTAGCATCGGCAGCATCAATGTTCTGTAATGGAACGCGGAATTGATCGCCTGCTTCGCCGATTGGCGAGAGGTCTTCTACTGCTCGAACATCGTTCAATGATAGGAAACCCTCACGAAGACCTTTAGTGTAAGCCTCATAACGCTCAAGGGTCGTCCCACGAAGAAGGGCGTCAAGATTGAACTTGATAAATCCATCAGACTCAGGCAATAAAGCTGAAAGGCTCTGCTCCAAGCGCTCAAGTAGCGGACGAAGGCTATGTTGGACGAATGAGAGGTTTTGAGCCTCTACTGAAGCAAATGACATTGCCCCCGCCACAGGATGCCCTAGGAGGCTCACAGGGACGCGGAAAAGGCGTGCTATGTCCTCAACATTGAATCTGCGTGCCTCAAGCAATTGTGCGTCGGCAGCGTTCAAGGTCAAAGGCTTGAAGGCCGCTCCACCTGAGAGAATGCCAATCTTGCCAGCACGATAAGGGCCTGTGTGGGTGATATTCCAATCGCGGCCAATGTCTTGTGCCTGCTCTTGAGTCAATTCGCCAGGAACTTCAATTACTCCGCCAGGGTTTGCGGCATTGCCAAAGTAGGCGGCCGCATAAGTGTCTGCTGCCATCGCCGCGCCAATGGTGAGGCGAGCGGCGCTGACAGGGCCAAGGCCATAATGTGATCCTGGCAATCTAAACATCGGAATATGGAGGATTTCCCGATTGGTCAGAATCTCAGTGCGTGCTTCGTTAGCATCGCGAATGGTGATTTCATAGACGAGTGGTTCATTCGGGCGTAGGCGACGAATGCGAACCTCGTCAGGATTCAAGCAATAGAGTTCAAAGATTTCGTCATTCTCATCACGAACAGTGAGAATGTAGGCGTTGCCGTGTAGATTAAGCGAAGCGATGACCTGCTCAAAGAACTCAAGGCGTGAAGTTTCAGGATTAGGTCTGTTAATCCATTCAGGTTGACTTCCATAGACCGCAGCATAAGCAATGCGGTTGCGACCACGGCGCACATAAGCGCCAAGCGGTAGCGATGAAATTGTGTCGCCCAAAAGTCTGACGCACGCATAGACAGTTGACATTCGGATTGCAGAATCGGCCGTGACATCAATTCCTGATGGCGCCATGAATGCAGGACGACCAGGAATGAGTGGCTCAACCCATTGCGAATCATTTGATCGCTTTTGAACTCCACTACGAATGCGCTTTGAAATTCCCATCAGTTAGCCTTCTCCGTGATCCATACTAGAAACGACCCCAAGCAGATGAGAGCTAGAGGAACGGACACCATTGCAAGTCCTGTCGTGGCGATAATCAAACCGCCAAAACCGACGAGGGCTGAGACATCAAGTTTTTTCATATCGCCTCTCAGACTTGAATTGAAAAGAATTTAGCCACAGGCGCCTTCGGCGGTGGCGGTTGTGTTGCCCTGTCATAACCAAAAATAGCAGCAACGGCGGCATCCACTTTGCGTCGTGCCGATGCCTTGGCCACCATCACTCCGCGACTTGATTGCTTAGTGACGCAGTTGGCAATGTGTCTTGCGAGGCCTTCGTGTCCGTCGTGAGTGAAGGATTGATTGACGACTGCCTCGTAGAACTTCTGAGTGGCAGGAACCATGCGCTCTGCTGAGTTGGGATAAGCCACAACGGGCAATCCTTCTTCGTCGAGAACCATAAA